GATGGCAGCGATTTCCCGCCACGTCTGGTCTTGCTCCTGGAAGGCCTCGAGCAGTTCCTTGTTCAGAAGGTTGCTCAGAATGTTCGGTAGCGACAACGTGCTGGTGCCGGAGGCACGCAACGTCAGCGGCACGGTCCAGGCATAGTACAGGGCATCGCGGAGATTGCTTGCGTCCAGGAACGGCGACCCGGTGTAGCCGTTGGCCTGCGCCGCCAGGTAGATCGCCTGGCGAATGCGCATACGCCGCCCGAAACGGTCTTCGGCGGCCTGCAGGAGATCGGCCGGGTAATGCCGCTCGGGGTTCATCGGCGTGCGGGTCAGCGCCAACGCGGCCTCGAGCAACTGGGCCGTGGAATACCCGGACGCTCCCGTCTGGATGCTGATATAGGGGGCATGGGGCCGCGACGCACGCAGCACTTCCAGCTCGGTTCGTGCAATATCCCAGCCTTCGGCGATGGCCTGCGCTTCGATCTCCTGATGCTTACCGCCGCAAATCCGCCGGATGGCCGTAATACGCCGGACCTCAGCAGCCGCTGCAGCGCGAAGGGCGGCGACCTCCGCTTCCACGAAATTGGACGCCTGTCCGGTGGCAGCCGCATCGGTGCGCGTGTCAACTTCCGATCCCGGCTGCGTGGCTGCAATCTGGGCCGAGGTATTCTCGTCTGCGCCAAGCACCACGAAGCTGATCTCCCCCAGGGAGGCGCGTCGAACGATATTGACCGGTCCGGCGAACTCCCGCCCGTTGGCCTGCGAGGTCTTCCCCTCGGGCACGAACTCCACTTGCTCGGCGCGGGCCCCGATCGAAGCCTGCCAGGCAAAGCCCTTATCGTTGAGAGCGATCACCTGCCGCGCCTTCGGCGAATCGCCCATGATAACCCCGGACACAATAAGCTGGTCGTTCATCACGGCGACGGAATCAGTCTGCCCCATCACAAAATCCACGTCACGCACATGATCCAGCAGGATCGGACGGCGTTGCCGACCCACGTCCAGACCGGCCAGGTCCACCACGACCGGATAGCGCCAGCCGGCCAGCTGCATGGCCCCGCCCGTGTAGGCGGTCATCGTGAACCGGCGCAGCCGCTGCGCGTCGCCCTCACCCGGAGCGGCTTCCAGTTCCACCGACGTTGCAAGCAGGTTCAGCATCCGGTGTTCAGCGAGCTTGCTCTTGACGTTGACGTCACTCATCCAGAGTGTCCTCCTCCTGTGGCGGTATGGGCAGGGCTTCGGTCAACGTAAGGCCGAGCTCCTGCATCAAGGCGACTTCCTTGGCCCGCTGTCGCAGGGCCTCTTCCCAGTCCCGACCTTGCCGCGCGTATTCGTGCGCCAGCGTGGTCGTGTGATTGGCCAGCCGCGTGGCTTGTGCCGACGCTTCCTTCGCCGGGTCCACGTGCTCATGGCCGTCCCAGAACCACTGGTGCGGCCACTCGTCCATAGGGCCTAATCCCGCGGGCAAATAGCCCGGAATCAACGCGGCTTCATCAAGCCAGGCCGTCAGAATCCGATCCAGCACAACGCACTCCAGGTGCGCTTGCTCCACACGAATTGCTTTGAAATACGTCTGGTGGTCGAGTCGGCCGGAAGCGTAGTTGTAACCCGACGAATTACCCGCCGCGATGTTGAACGGCATATTCAAGCAGCGTGCAATCTCGTTGAGAACTTCACGCTTGAATTCGGCGTAGGTCGTCGAGGGCTGCTCGGCCTGGAGCTAGCTCATCTTCCAGCCGCCTGGCATGGTCACAAGCGCGCGTTGTTCCAGCTCAATGGGTTCGAACGGCTCGGCGGCGTCGGCCTCACCGCCCGCAGGCGCGTCCGTGTAAAGAATGCCCGCAAAGTCGGCCGCCGTCTCCGCAGCCGCGAGAACCGCCAGCGTGAATCGCCGCAATTGAGCAAACAACGGTAGCGCCGGCAGGATGTCCGGAATGCCACGCGCCTGCCCGGGACGGTCCACCCGGAACCAGTGCAACACGGATTCGGCCGGCACGCGGTCGTACTCGACGTGAAATCGTCGCACGCTATCGCCAGGATGCTCCTTGAGGACGTGATACTCGACCGGGTTGCCCACCGCATCGAAGACAATCCCGTCGACGGCGTTACCGCCGAGCATGCGCAAGTCGGGCGTGCAAACCTGATCGGCCTCGACCAGGCGTAAATCCAGCTGCACGGCTGTGGGCAGTTTCGGGTTGTTGATCAAAATCGCGAACGCTTCGCCGTCCTGGGCCCGGGCCACACGCATGGTGCGGAGCTTCTCGGCCAGGCCGACCGCCCTGGACCAGCGCGTAAACTCCTGCTCGATGCGTCGATTGGCCTCGCCGTTCTCGGTGAGCATCTGGAGCCGAGGCCCGGTACCGATCACATCGTTGGCCAGTGTCAGCACGATGCCGCGAGCATAACTGTTGTTAGCAACCTCGTAACGTGCGCGGTTCCGCAGGATGCGGCGCACCTCAGCGCTATTGGCAGCGTTGGCCGACAGCCCATCCGCGTTGGCCCAGTGACGCCGGTTGTCCTCCGTAGTAGCCGCCGCATCGTAACGTGCGCCAAGCATCCTTGTGGCCCGACGCGGCCCGTAAGAAGGCGTCCTGGTCACGAACAACTTCGATAACCAACCGAACACTTAATTGACCCCTGGCGGTACGAGCTTGTTGAATCGCAGGCCGCGCTTCTTCGACTGCATCGCTTCCTTCGATGCAAGGTAGCGGTCGGCCTCAATCTGTTCGGCGAGCTTGTGCTGCTCCACCGAGCCGGCGTCGCCCGACACTTTAGCCGGCTTTTGTGCGTTCTGGCGGATCATTTCGTCGAGTTCGTCACCCATCATCGCCGATGCTCCGTTCTGAAGATAAAAACCACCGCCCTCTACAAATTAGATATTTGCAAGTCGGGCTCAGAATGACGCAGCGAGCCCACAAAAAAAGCAAATTCCGCTACTTGTAGCAATTCGGTCCCTGCTGGGTGGTTACAGGAACCTCGAACGTGACAATCCTGCGGCCACAATGGCGACAGACTTTTCGGCGACGGATGCGGCCGTCGCGCAACGGTTCTGTATGGGTGGTCTTGAAGTGCCGGCACCCGCAGCGCGGGCAGCGGATGCCCAATTGATCGCGAGGCGGTCGCGGTGCTCTCATCGGCGCTTTCTCCGCTGTAACTCGGCAAAGCTGACCCGCTGACGCCTGGCGGGCACCTGCTCATCGGTGCCCGGCAAAACCACACCCTGGATCGACGCCGCTACGGCACAACCGACCAGGCAATCAAACCAGTGGTTATCGGGGCGCTCGGGACGCTGTTTCCACTCGTCCACGCTGCGGCCTCGTCCCTCGGTGCGGACCCGGTACTCCGCCGTCAGGTGCTCTGCGAAAAGCCGATGCATTTCTGGCTTCTCACCAAAGAGCGACAGACAGCCACGTTCGCCCATCGGCACCGCCAGGCGCGCATAGACAAACGATTTCCAGTAGTTCGTGTCGTACACCGCATGACGCACCGCACGCTTGCCCTGAACGTTCGGCACACGCCAGTTCAAACCGACTCGATCCCCGGGCTTCCGCTTGTACTCGCTGAACGGCTGGCTTGATGCGCCCACGAAACGCCCGTGGCTGGGCATCAGCACCGCGGCATATTTCGACTGTCGGCAGAACTGGTACACCACATCGGTCGACGATCCCCAGTTGGCATCCACAAGACACCGCTCGATCCGCAAACCGGCCCCATCGTCCCTCAGCCACTCACGGCCAAGCAGGATGTCCGTCAGCCGCTCCAGCCCTGCGTAGATCGCCCCCTCCATCCCGGCAATCTTCGTGGCCAGGGCCAGCGGGTACCGAACGTCGCGGAGCGTAAAGTACGCCCGCTTCTGGTCCGGAAACGTCCCGTAATCGATCACATAGCCGGTGAAATCCTCCTGCCACGCCGTGACGACGTAGAACAGCACATTCGCCTGAACGTCGATGAACGCCGTCAGGTGCGTGCAGCCCACCGGCACTTCGCCACGTTTCATCCGGTTCAGCTTCGCGGCGATCTGGTCGGCCGACAGTTCGTCGGCTTCGGCCGTCTCCTCGGGCAACGGCTCGTTCTGATACTCGGCAAAGAAGGCGGCCTCGTCCTGAAGCTTCAGGTTCATCGCATGCTGGACTGCGGACAGCTCGTCGTGGTTGTACCGCTCCGGCCAGGCAACCACGGCACCTTCGTCCATCGCCTCCTGGTTCTGTCGATAGAACTCCGTCGCCAAACGCAGGTCGCCATAAGTACGCAGGCTCTCGGCCCGCAGCTCCGCGTACTGCCGCCAGAGTTTCTCGTTCGTCGGAAATCCATAGACCAGCTTTGTGCGCTCGCCGTTCCACTCCGGGTGTTTGTCGCGGTCGAGAATGTTGTCCGCCATGTCGCCTGGCCGGATCACCGTGCATGGCATGATGCCGCTGATCTTTCTGCCAGGCCAAGCACCGCCCCGGCCAGAATGCTCTCTCGGGTGGCACACTGACCGAGCGAACGTGCCGATTCGTCGGTCTGCGGGTCATCGATCACCACCAGGGACGGCCGCACCGTCATGCCGTCGGCACGTTTGTATTTCATCCCGCGGATCCGCCCCATGATCCCTGCGATCTTGATGATCGCCCCGCTCGCCTTGCTGCCCGGTATCGTCGGCAGCACAATCTCCCTGGCCGTCCAGCTGATGTGCGTCCGCTCGCCTTTGTAGAGCTGCCCGTTGCAGCGATTGGCGATGCCATCCAGACAATGGATCGGGTACACCACTTCCGGGAAATCTTTCAGCAAGAGCTCGTTCCCCTCCAGCTCCATCTTGATGGCATCCAGCATGTCCATCGCGTGCCCTTCGTCGGAACCAATCAGGCAGACGAATTCCCGATGCCCGTAGAGCACTGCCCAGATGCACGCACACTCGCAGATGGTCGTTTTGCCGCTGCCGCGTGGCATGGCCACGGCAAACAGCCCGCCGTGCAGCACAGCCTGCTCGATCTTGACGATGACCTTCAAATGGTCCGACGACCACGGCAGCCAGAAGGCCAGCGGGAAGTACGACTCGCAGAAGAACCGAAAATCGGACGCTGCTTGCGCCTTCCGCTCCGCGTTCACCACCGCCGGCAGTTCGCCGATGTCGCGGCCCGCCAGCGACAGTGCGATGTTCCGCGCCCGGGCACGCGCTTTGAGCGTCTCATAAGGATCGTCCGCCGCCGCAAGCCGAAGCGTGTGCCGCTCCTCGATCAGCCAGGCCACATAGCGGAGCAAGTCCACATGACGCGCATCGCCGATCCGCAGGCCAGCACGCATCCGGTGCCGATAAAGCTGCCGCTCGCTGATCACCTCGCCCAGCGGCGTGGAGTTCAGCAACCGACACACTTCGCTCGGACGCAGTTTACGAGGGTCAAGTGCCACGGTGGTCGTCTTCGTTGCGTGCCATTTGCTTCACCAGCCAGGCAGCATAGTGCACCAAATGCAGCGTGCC